ACAACTGTGTTCACGACTGAGTTCACGACTGCATTCACAACTGAGTTCACGACTGTATTCACAACTGAGTTCACAACTGCATTTACAACTTAAAGATGAAATCGACTAGAGAACAACTGAATTGGCAACTACTGGAGTTGCAATCATAGACATGTGTCCATAGCACAACAGAATAGTGCGGCGCTTTCCTAAAGCGTCAGGTGGGGGTTTGAATCCCTCTGGACACACCATTTTATTCACGGCTTGGTAACTCTGTGGTTTCAGAACATTCGTTTGTTAAACGAAAGCTTATGCAGGTTCGAGTCCTGTTGTCGGTACCAGTTAATTTAGAAAAAGTCTATTTATAGTCACTGGTGTTTATATTTATAAGCATCATGAGCGTACGCACCGATAGAAACTTTAAATCATACGACGGAGTACAAGAAAACGTAAGCGACGTCACGCTGGACCCCGTGGCTCAAGGTTGGGGTGTATTTGTAGATGGAAAATTTGTCAAGCCGGATTGGTCCGATACTTGTAAATTTTGGAAACGTAATAAATTGAAGTTCGAGAATTTCGTCATCATCCGTGGCGGCTTAGAAGATGTTGTTGATATCAACAACGACTGTGTAGGAAACACTTTTTCGAAATTTGTTATCATGCAAGCTGGCGACACTTACGTATTAACCCTAAAAGGTGATACATCAAATAATACCTTGGAAGATTGGTTGATTTACGGCAAGGGCGGCAAGACGGTTGACATCGAAATTGGCAACTGGTCATCATACAATTTTGGTCGCTGCACCGGCAACAAGTTTATTAACTGGCGGCGCGAAGACGGTGAGCCAATTCGGTATGCTTACCGAATTGGTTGCAAACCAACATTCGTTCGCACCAACACCAAACACATTTGGTGGTTGAGTATTGGACTAACCTTCTACTGGTGGTTCAAGTTCGTAAAACATCGCGTCTTTAAGATTGCTGATAAGTGAACTACCGACCCTCTAAAGAAGAGTCGGCTTCAACGTAACTTTTTATAGTATCGTTGGATTTTTTCCGCTTCATTGAATTCGGCTTGACAATCATCTTGCGAAGATCATCAGAGGTCAATTTCTCCACGGACTTAGATTCGGACGGTTCCCGTCCTATTTTATCTTTTGCCAATAAATTGACAAAAGCAAATTTCTTTATATTACCAGCGGCCAGAACATCTCGGTCATGGACTTTTCCACAAGAACATTTCCACGTTCTATCGGATAGTTTTAGATTTTGATTGATCTTACCGCAAGAACACATTTTTGACGATGGTTCAAATCTTCCAATTGTCAGAAGATTGGTTCCATACCAATCGGATTTATAAGTTAGGAACGAAATGAATTGCCCCCAACCAACGTCTCCAATTGATTTGGATAACTTACGATTTTTCATCATGTTTTTTATAGATAAGTCTTCGAGGCAGATCGTTTGGTTCTCACGAACTAACTTTGAACTTAATTTATGATGAAAATCTTTTCTACTATTAGAAATTTTTGCGTGGATATTAGAAACTCGTTTCTTCCACAATTCTCTCTTTTTTGACCCTAGTTTTTTCTTTGACAAAATTCGTTGCTTCTTGGACAACAGTTTTTCGTATTTTTTTAGAAGTTTTGGATTTGAATATTTGTTTCCGTTTGAATCCGTCACAAATGTTGAAATTCCAAGATCAATTCCAATTGAATTCTCCAATGTTGGAATTGATTTATCTTTTTTCTTTATTTTAGTTTCAACTCTCAATGATGCAAAATATTTCCCCCTTGAATTCTTGGATATAAAAATTGATCCAACTTCTCCAACAACTTTTCTGTGAAAAATACACTTGATTGGTTCTTTGATCTTTGGAATTGAAATATTTGATTTTGAATAATCCACATCAAATCCTTGTGGAATTTGAAACGATTTTTTAGATATATGTTTACTTTTGAAATTTGGATACTTAGCGATCTTCTTAAAAAATCTAGAAAATGCACTATCCAAATCCCACAGTGATTGTTGAACGGATTGTGAATTAACTTCCCTTAAAAACAAATATTTGGAGTGTTTAAGTTCCTTGACCATTTCCATTAATTTTGTAGCAGTTATAGATTTTCCGGTTTCTTGATAAGTCTTATTCTTTAATTCTAGTCCCAAATTGTAGACAAACCGACAACAACCAAAATGCTTCTCCAAAAGAATTTCTTGTTCTTTTGTTGGATAAATTCTAAACTTATATCCTTTGATTATTGTGTCCACTATGATAAATAGCATAGACTTTACAAAACATTCAATTTTTTTGTAGAAAAGTGAATAATAATTCAAATTTAGCACAATTCATCCCACCGACTAAAGATCGGTGGGCTTTCTTGTGTCATTTCGGTAAAAAACGGGTCGGTAGCTCAGTGGACATATCGGCACTTTGTTAAAGTGATGTGCGTGGGTTCGAATCCCACCCGTCCCTCCATTTTTAACCCAACACAACTATGAGTAGAACAGAGCGAACAAAAGATTACTATTATGATCCAGAACGTTCCCCATTGTGGAAACAAACAGCTGATAAAAAACACTGGTACAAACCCACTAAAGGTAAGTGGTTGGAAAGAATGCGTTCCGATAGCAGAGCCAATCATAGAAAAGCTATGGTCGGAATTGACGAAGACAATCAGATTGTTCTACCAGTAAGAAGAATGACCGATGAATGGAACTACAATTAATTTACGGAAGCCTAGTTTAAGTAAAGAACACCAGCAAATACATGCTGGAGATACGTCGCGGGTAGTTTAATAAGTTGAGGAATACGTGCACTAAAACTCAATACTGTTAACCCAGTCGCTAGGGTGAAATACCCGTGGCCTCCAGCATTTAGAATACAACAGAGTATAATGTAACCTGGTAGCATACTAGCCTCGGACGCTTTTAGTTTGGGTTCGAATCCCAATACTCTGACCAATTTACGGTCCCATCTCCTAATGGTCATGGTACTTCGTCTACACCGAAGAATAATCTCAGTTCGACTCTGAGTGGGACTACCATTTTTAAGTTGTATATACACTATTTATATACATGACATTGGAAGACATTGAAAAAGTACTGAACGATAATGGATTCAAGAAGGTGAAGAAAATCATTAGTGATTCCACTTATGCTCGTCCTACGTCGAATTACCTCAACGGAAAATATTATACATTTTACCGCGCTTGGCTGACCGAACACAATCTCAATCGATGGAAAGCCAAGTGGGATTGTGATAATTTCGCCGCAACGTATTATGTGTTTGCTCAGATGTGTCACTTCAAGTCTGAGCGGGAGGAACAAGGGATTGCAGTCGGTATGCTCTTTTATCATCAGGCGAACGGTGGTGGTCATGTTATAAATCTGGTCATTACAGAAAAGGGATTGACGGCAATTGAGCCACAGACCGGTGATGAAGTCAGACTCACTGATGATGAGAAGTCCGGCGCTTCATTAATATACTTTTAAAATATGAAATCGAAACTATTAATCCTACTCCTGTTTTTGCTCATGTTTGCCGGTGGTTGCGTTACGGCACCGCTCACGCCAGACACAGAATTTCCTACCCCTTATTATGTGGAGGATGTCGCACAATGAAAAAACAAAGACTTCGTGATAGTAAGAAGGTAATCGCCTTGGGCATTGCTTTACTCAATCTCAACATTATATTTTTGGTCAGTGTCTTTAAAAGCGCTGAGACTACTGTGGTCATTCAGATGATGACCGCGATTCTGTTTTTAGTTGGTATCTACACCGGTGTCCAAGGTGGCATTGATATGATACAATCAAATAAAATGGAAGTAGAAAAGTCGGATAAGACAGAAACAAAAATCACTAAAAACTATGAGCACAAGATGGACTACGTAGATGATAACTAATTTCAGCATAGAAGAAGAGGTTCAATGTCTCTCATCAATCTCGTAGGGATTACACATGGTGTAGAAGTTCAAGGCCGCACACTGTGCTGAAAACAATTTTAGCGTCGGCGCTGGAAGCTGGGACTTCGAAAATCCCTAGTAGAAACGCACTTGTCCGAGGTCATATCAAGGTAGCTCTGTGTAATGGTCCGGTTGGTATAAGGGACATTGGTGTGATAGTTCTTGGGAACTCACGTGGGTGATGTATGCATTGGACGCTGGTACGAAATTCAAGCGAAACACAACGGGTTTTGATTATGAGTTTGGAGGAAAGCGATTGAAATATTATCCAGATTTTGAATTGGATGATGTTGATTATTTAGAAATTAAGGGGTACAATTCTCCACAATAGGAGGCCAAAATGACGTGGTTTCCAAAAAAATTGTCGGTCGTGGGCCGAGAAGAAATCGCGCCGTTCATTGAATACGCAAAAAAGAAACACGGAAATAATTTTGTTAGTTTATACGAGGATAGCAAAGTCGCGAGGTGCGACCGCAACTTGGAAAGTTGTAGGAGCGGCTAAACACCGCTTGAGTTTCGAGTACTCTGTTTTCCGCCATTTCTGAGGTAGTAGTTTAGTGGGAAAAACGCTGATGATAGCAATACGAAAATACGCGTGAAACTTTCTTCATAAGGGGTCAATCCGCCGAGCATAGTTATAAGCCTTGAATACGATATCAGATACGGGATTCGATTTCCCCGCCTCGACAATTTTTACTTGGGTGCCTAATTAGTACCCGGAACCCCGGACATCATATGAGAGATAAGAATCCTCCACAAAATGGTGCCACGTTAATGTGTGTTGAGTATGCCAAGCAATCTTGTGGTTGCCGCAGAGGGGCCGCCCAACGTGGAAGATACGGGTTCCGAATTTTGGAAGATTAATCAGCAAGGCGCTGAACTTGTTTGCTAAACAATGGGCTCGGTGTAAAAAGCCGGGTGGGCTTCGATTGCTCAGTCTTCCGCCACTTTTTGGAAGATAAATTTGCCGGGGCGCAAACCGTGTCTTGAAAACACGTGGGCGGTGATGAGCCGCTAGGGTTCGAGACCTTTGTCTTCCGCCACTTTATAATGTTGACAACGACCAAATTTATGTCATAGTGAATGAAAATCTATGAAAAAACTATTCGCTCTGTTGCTACTTGTATCAGTCACCGCTCTTGTCGGTTGTGTTGGTTGGACTTTACCTCAACTCGCTACTTCCGACGACGTAAGCGAGATTCGTGTAATCTTGTCAGAGCAAGGATACGTCCTTGCCGGAAACGTGGTCGAATTTTATGCATCGTCGTTTGCCCGTACCGACATAGTGTATGCCAAGGCTTACTTTCACGGGTCGATTGGGTTTGTTGTCATAAACAAAAGCAACAACCCTCCCACTGTCTCATGGTCGGCCACCAGAGATTTTAGGGTAGTCGAGGAATAATTTTTTGGGCTTGTAACTCAGTTGATAGGGTATTTCGAGTGAAGAAAAATCCAAAAATATGGAGACCAAATTGAATACTTTTGTAGAATATTACACGGGCCATGGAATTGCATAGAGTGATTGTTTCGCTGGCAGCGAAAATACAGATGGGAGCATTACCCATATGGTCCACCAATTTAGCCACCGAAGAAGTTGGGTTCGAATCCCACCCGGTCCACCATTTACGGGCCTGTTGGCGCAAAAATTCTACGGTAACTCAGTTCGATTCTGGGCGGGGGATCCATTTTCTTTATTATATTTAATATTTATAGAGTGATGATGAATGAAACATTTAACCCACAGTCGGTAACTTTTGAAGAAGTTCCGAGAGCCAAAGTTCGTGAGTTTATTCAGACTCACTACTTGGGTTCGTTTCCAGCCGTTTCATTGGCTTATGTTGGAATACTATACAACCAAAATTTAATCGGCGTTGTAATCTACGGAAGGACGTCAGCGCCTTCAGTTCAAAAATCAATTTTTAAACCAGATGTAAATGTGGATAATAAAGATATCTTGGAATTACAACGACTTTTCATCATAGACGATGAAACACTTCTACCAAAAGAGGATAGAAAGAATCTTGCCGGTTTTTCAATATCACACGCAAACGATTTTGTAGTGAAGAAGTTTCCAAACGTTAAAGTTATCTTATCTTATTCAGACCCAGACCACCATCTAGGAACGGTTTATAAAGCAACTAATGCAATTTACCAAGGTCGAGGTGATAAGGTTCGCATGTTTAAAAGAGCTGATGGGAAGCTTATTAGAACAAATCGAGTTCAACCTGAAGAAAAGGGAGAGTTGGTATCCATGACAGGAAAAGACCGATGGGTTTATCCCGTTGGCTCCACTTCACAGAAGAAGTGGGTTAAACGTAATTTAATCGACAGTGAACTGCAAGAGCTGATAACAATATCAGAAGCTCTTTGGAAACAATTTTGTGGTTAAGCTAAAGTAGACGAAGCCCACCATTGTATGATGGAGAAAGTTGGTGAAAGTCCAGCAACCGCGACCAATTTATTCTTATTAACTTGCCTACAATGTGGATATACGAGCGTCACGCTCAAACCGGGCAGAATCAATGGAAACGTTGAGAGTTCTCATTATAAAAATAAGAAAAACTGGGACAGTAGTGAAATTGGATATCACCTTGCTCTACGAAAGCAATATTTTGGGTTCGAATCCCGACCGTCCCACCACTTGAGCACGCGTAGTCGTGAAAATCGGGTGTAAACCGACGTGCTATAAAAATATCGGATTCGGCTCTTTAGCTCAACGATCAGAGCAGAGGACTCATAATCCTTTGGTTGTGGGTTTGAATCCCACAGGAGCCACCAATTTGCCGTCGAAGTTCATATGGGTGAACGTCATATTAAAAATTACTTTTCATAAAACATGCCTAGTTGGCTCAGTGGCAACAGCACCGCTTTCGTAAAGCGGCGAAGAAATTCTCCGTGGGTTCGAGTCCCACACTAGGCTCCATTTTTTACTGAATATTTCCTATATCGTTTCCCCTTTGTTTTGTTAAATCCACGATGTGTGGACGTCAGGGAATGACAATTTGGACAAAGCGCAGTCAGGTTACTTTCTTGTGAATTGGACGCGTCACCATCAACGTGGTCGATTTCTAAACACGGTCTATTTGAAACGGGATGTCGCTCACCCCAACCACATTTAGAACATCTGTTATCAAATTTTTCTAATACGTAGTCCCGAACGACGGGATTTAGTACTAGCGCGACACCTCGATGGCCGGGGTTTAGCCCCTGTTTCCACTGCTCTATACTAATCTGTTTTCGGTGTGTTCACTGACAAACTGCGGAACAGTATTTGCGCCGATTTTGGATTTCTTTACCACATATGAGACAATTTTTCATACATATAACTATATCTCATGTTAGCCTAACATGTGTTAGCACATAATAATTTACACAGGCCAAACAGAGTTGCATCTGGTGGTCGTAAACCTAGAGGCCCGGTTAAGAGCCAAGCGTACATGCAATCGCTGGTAAACTCGGGGACGAAGACTGCGGTCTGTGTGATATTGCCTTGTAGCGTAATGGTTATCGCAACTCTCTCTGAAAGAGTGGACTGAAGGTTCGAGTCCTTCCGAGGCAGCCAATTTAGTTGTTGACATTTTATAAACGACAGTTCATTATGAACTCTTGTTATTTGACATATAAATTTACGGACATGTGGTGTAATGTAGCACCGCTAGTTTTATAAACTAGGCGCACCCGATAGGTGCCGAGTGTGGGTTCAAGTCCCTCCATGTCTACCAATTTTCAGAGTATGTGACCTTACGCGGGGCGAAAGTAAAACCTCGAGGAAGTTCGCTGCTGCTTAACTCGATGCTGGAAGAGCAATGCTGAATCGATGACAGTCATAGTGTCTGAGTCCAAATCAGAAGGGTCTATGGATCTCAATCCTCAAGCGGTTCGTTATTACCACAAATCCGCAGTAACCTAAAAATCCTAGAGTATGTGAGTTATACGTTAATATAGGAAGGTCGGGGCCTCTTCTTGAAAAAGGAAGAACGGAATTTATTCCGTAGAGAAATGTAAGGTCAGGAGCTGAAAGGCTCTGGACAGAACAGCGGCTATAGCATATTTTGAAAACATTTTAAATATTAAGGTTTCGTTTGAAAGAAATCGTTAGTTCGAATATACTCATATACATGAAGTGTGAAAAATGTAATAATCAACACGATGGAAAATATGGTAGTGGAAGATTTTGCTCTTGTGAATGTGCTCGTTCTTTTTCAACCACAATTAAACGAGAAGAAATAAAAGTCGTGATTCTGTGGAATGGGAATTGGCATCGAAAAAAATTAATGAGAAAACATAGTGTAAAGCAGGTAAAGAACAGAGACAAAATTAAAATTTCGGAAATATTGAAAGCGGGTTATGCTGCGTACGTAATTGATGATTATAGAAAATTCAATCGAAAGTTTGTAGAATCCGAATTTAACAAATTTATGGTGGGTTAGTTTATGTGGTAAAACTCTGGTTTCATAAGCCAAGATAGCGGATTCAAACGCCGCACTCACTTCCAATTTATAATAGATATGCCTTGTAAGTTCTGATGGCGGAACAGGTTCTTGGTAAGAACACGGTGGCCAGTTCGATTCTGACACAAGGCTCCACTATACGCTCGCCTGATAACTGGCATTGAGGTACTGATAAAACATGAATAACAATGAAAACTGCTCACACCAATCGCAGAAAGCAACAAGTGGCCAAGTTAAATAAAGGTTGGTGTGACAGTTGCGACCGGATTATTCGATGATAATCATTGATGCTTGTGTGGCACATCATCCAGTCTCGCTGAAAATCTAACAAACAATCTCCTCACATGGCGTAATGGTAGCCGCAGAGGTCTTAAAAACCTTTGGTAAATATACCGTGCCGGTTCGACTCCGGCTGTGAGGACCACTTCTGGGCATGTGGATAAGGCAAGTTGGTACAACCGTCCGACTCAAAATCTTCTATCCTATATGGGTTTGAGTCCCTTCATGCCTACCACGCATCCCTTGGAAGGGTGTCGAAAGACCTCATCCAAGCCCCTCAACCCGTTTGGGCTGAGGTCATTTTATGGGAGACTGGCGCAACGGTTAGCGCAGCTCGTTTACACCGAGAAGGTTCACGGTTCGAATCCGTGGTTTCCCACCATTTAACCCACAAACTAGGAGTAAGAAAATATGACACAACTAAACGCAAGACAATAAAAATAACCGATAAGCATAGACAAGACTATAAATTGTATGAAAAATTTTCAACCATGACTATTATGTGGCCATGTAATGAAACAACTGACCCAGATGGGTATTCGCCAATTGAGTGTTTTGTTTATAACAAAAAACTCAATTTTTCACGTCTTTAATGTTTTTCGGTGATATATATAGACTTAGAGACAACTCAAATTTAACCCACCAAACATTATGGAAATCGTACAAACAGTCATCGGCCTATTAGTAGTAGGAGCAGTTGCATTCTTCATCTGGAAGAACATGAAAAAGGCAGAAGCAACAACACCAACACCGGGTCCATTCGTTCCTCCGGGTCCAGCACCAACACCGACGGGCGGCACATCAGTTTATGACGTGTTCTCACCGGGCGGAGTCCAAGGTGATGTCACCTATTATAACGCAGCTGGTCAGCAAGTCACTGATATCATCACACCTCCTTCAATCCGCATCATCGCACAAGACGGTATGCCAATCGACGGTAATTATGGTATCATCAACAAACTGTAATTGACTATTCAAGTTTAATTCTCAAATCCCATACCAAAAGGTGTGGGATTTTTTGTGGACCTGTGGTGAAACGGATATCACCTTGCGCTTCGAACGCAAAGTTCTGGGTTCGATTCCCAGCGGGTCTACCACTATGAATGACGAAGAAAAATTATTAAAACAAATATTTGGAGAAAAATCAAATGCTCTTTACGACTCCGTTAGCAGAAAGCCCACCGATCTTTAGTCGGTGGGATGAATGCGTTAGCCCTGATTCTATGTGAAATTGATTGGAACACGGTATATAAAAAAGGAATTTTTTGTGAAAATGACTTGGACATGTTCTCAGAGTTAAAAAAAATAGTACAAGCGAATGAGGTTGATGATGAAAGATATTATCGGTGAGGCTCATTCTAAGGAGGGAAGGCCATCCTCCGACGGATGATTCTCCGCATTGGAAGATTAACCAAGCAGGGTCTTGGAACTGTTTCGAAAACAGATTGCTCGGTGAAAGCCGAGTGGGCTTCAATTGCTCAGTCTTCCGCCATTTGGGATAACCGCTACAATGATCGGTATTTAGGTCTTATACCAAGGAATCATGACCTAGTAAATGTAAATCCTGTCCCAATTAATTTCCCCAATTCTAAAAAGAAATGTTTGACAACCAACTGATAGTGTGTATAGTTGGTGATGTTCTTTAACACTTTGAAGTTAGTTCAGTTCAAGATTATGTCGTGAAAACCCGGTAGGCTTACAGAATCGATCATTCTGGCCAAAAGGAAAGTAATTTAGCGAGAACGCAGGATTTGGAAAAGACTGTCCAAACCATCAGACATTGCGACACCCCCAAGTTAAAAGGGTGGATTAACTTCAAATATGCGGTTTTAGTGTATTGTAGCACGGTGGGCCTCCAGTCCATAGGATCCGGTCATTCCGAGAAAACCGCTCCATCTGCAGGATGGTGTAATGGTAGCACGCCACGCTCATAATGTGGAGATGAAGTTCGACTCTTTCTCCTGCACCCAACATGTTTCCAACTGGTCAACTAAAATTACTAGAAGAAAAATATCACGTGAATTACCGTCCCTCTAAAGAAGGGACGGCTTCTCTGTCTGTGACAGAGGATTTTCCGCGTTTCATAGACTTCGTATCCCTCGCAGATTGCTCTGCTACTCTTCCGAACGCCTCACCGCTTGATAGTTGTATTAAAGAGGATATGGTTAAGAACCAAGCTAGGTTAGCTAAAAACCATACATCGTAAAATTAGGAAAGTGGGAGCGAAGATTGAATTCTTCGCTCTTTTTTTATGCCTTTCGCCAAACACGTATATAAACAAAAAAACGTATTTTACGAATGAGATTATATTTATAAGAACCTATGAGTCGCATCTACATTCCATGGAAATCAATAACGTCTATTTGGAAATCCGCGTCTCAGTTGTGGAGTGAGGCTTGGTATGAAGATGCACCTACAGACGGAAATGGCGCACTTGACCCGTCTCAGAATCAGACTCTTTGGAATGCCTGGGCAATCAACCAAAAGAAGAAGAAAAAGAAAATCGAACTCACTTGTATAATCGGTTGGGTACATTTTGTTCAAACAAAGGGTGCTGACCAAGTTGACGACATACACTTTACATTAGATAGAATGACAATTTCACAAGATACAATGCTCGCTCCAATTGAAGTGACAATCCAACCAACCGAATAATATGTACAAACTCTTCACAGATAAAAACGAACATTTCACCGCTGACGTTTCAGTTAAAAATGCGTCATTAAAAAATTCAACCGCAAGACTCATAGTGGAATCGGGAGATTTGAACTTGGTGTTTAAAGGGGCAATCGAAAATCAAAAATGTTCAATCCCCATTAAAAAATTGAAGGGTATCTTGGACGAAAATACCACTGGTAAGATGTATTTGGAAATTATTGTAGAAGATATCTATTTCAAACCTTGGGAGTCAGATTTTATCGTGGAAGAACACACTTCCATGAAAGTGGTAGTCCAAGAGCAGACAATTTCTGATAAGCCAATACTTGAAGTAGTCGTGGCTCAGCCTATACAAAAAGAGATTAAAAAAGAAGATGTGACAGAACATAAGACGGTGAAGAAAATTGAAAAAAAGAATGACCGTAAAGCGATACTGGAAAAAAAGAAATTGCTAGAGGCTATTAGATTGGACCCCGCCGACGAACTTGTTGGAATTTGTAAAAAAATCGGCCTGTCTGAGGGAAACGCTTCAAAGTCTGATATGTTAGAACTATTGACTGAATATTTTAAAACAAACCCATCGTTCGTTGATCGTAAAGAAGTAATCACCCGCGACTTTCTAAAGAAGGTTGGTTTTTCAACTCACAAAGAGTAATTTTGACAAGATTTTTGTCAAAAATGAACAGCCGGTAAATTGATGCAGGATATTGAAAAGAAAACTGACGACAATCGGGCACTTATTTTAAGTAAATAATAGTTGACTGATACCCAAAGTAGTGTATATTTATAGTTGTTCTTAATAGTTCTTCAACCCACGGGTCTAGGACTCTAAAGTAAGGATAACATGATCACTGATATATTGACCATGCTAGTTTCTTGGTTTGTTGTGGCCGCTATTGGACTCATGACATACCAAGGATATGACTTCAGTTGTGATTGCAAGTGTGATTACAATTGCAAGTGTAGCAAAAAATAAAATAGAAAACAAAACGGGGAGGGTTGAAATAACCCTCCTCTTTTTTGATCAAATTTGTTGACATATTAGAATAATGGTATATATTTATAGATAGTTCTTTGATAAACAATTTTAGAAATGTGTGGATATTAAAAGACCGTATTTCATGAAAAAATGGTCAGTCCCTCGATACAAAGTAGGCATCAAGATTTTATTCTTGTTTAAAATAGCCGAACACGTAGGGATAGGATATGCTATCCGATAAATAGCATCGAAGCTGGCAATCGCTACCAGCCCACACACTTTCTTTTTATGGGCCTGTTCTTGGATTCGACTTTATGAGTTGAACTTAGAACGCAAGCGCAGGTGGTAAACATCCTGCATAATCCTGATTACAAAAACATAAATGCAAAGAGAAATCTAGCAAAGCTCACAGTTCTGTCCCTCGTTCGTAAGAACGTGAACAGCGCTTACGCTGTCGCTGCCTAAGGGTAGCCCGTTTATCTATTCAACGCAGATAGAGTAGAATAAACGTCAAACATCTGCTGATATGTTCCCTATGAGATATGAGAGTCGGTAATGGGGGAGAAAGTTACAAGATTCTTAACCTTCGTAAAGCGTACAGCTAATTACGATTGTATCTACGGTACTATGCTTGTAAATGTCTAATGGGCAAATCTTAAAACACGCGGGTTCGACTCCCGCCAGGTCCAGAACGCAGAGAATGCCACCTTCACGTTGGTTGCGTTTGAGTAACGCCAAGAGCATTCACATTTTACAGTTGTTGTTTTCATATCTACAAGTAGTGGAGAAAAAAAGAAATCGGTAATATATCAAATCCCGTCGGCTCCACCAAATATTAAATCTCACTATAAAAGGTGAGATTTTTTATGCTTTCTTATAGTCAAAACAGTGTTGACAAATCGACTCACGAAATACATACTGATGTTCTTAAATCCTCAAATGGGGAAGTTTAAACCAAACAAACATATGACAAAGACAAAGACAACACACAACGGTAAGAAGGTTTCTACCTTCATCAAGAATACGAACTACGAGATTTATTTTTCACGACCAGTAGCTGGCGTAAAGAGTCAATCGAGCCACCTGAACCTTTCCGGGGTCAATCCTCAGACCGGTGAACGTTCACGCGTTCAACTTGATGGTAAGGCTATCGTAGCTCTTCGCAAGGTTCTCGCCTAATATTTCCGGCTGAACTTTTAGTTTCAATCGACCCTGATGGCCTAAAAATCACAGGGTCTTTCATTTTATGGATAAAATAAGTTACGACGATTACTTCTTGACCATGTGCTATCTAGTGGCCCAACGCTCACCTGACCCATCTACAAAATGTGGTGCGGTGTTGGTTTCGGCCGACAAGCGTATTTTAAGCACAGGATATAATGGCCCAATCAAAGGGGCCGACGATACTCAAGTTCCACTTGAACGTCCTGCTAAATACGCACATATTCTGCATGCCGAGGAAAATTGTGTCATTGCATACAACGGCAGTTCTCAGGACTTGGTTGGTGCCACCATGTATGTTACGGGTCGTCCATGCCACAACTGCCTGCGTATCATTCTCCAAAAGGGAATTAAAATAATCACTACCACCGATGGCAACCACACAGTCATGCATGATGATACCGAGGAAAAACTCTGTCAACAGATGCTTGGTTATGTCCCCGGCATCACCATGACGGCGGTTCCCAACATTGATAAAGTGTTGGCCTTACTTGATACCACTAAAAAGTATATTTATGAAAAGAATCCACAACTCACGACTGCTTCCAATTGGAAGAGTTAAAATGTGGGATGGATTATTGACGGAAACGCAAATTTGTGTATATTTATTGTTTAGAGTAGGTGTAGCTACTCTACAGACTGGCAATCAGCTAGTTAAAATTCAACACAAAAACAAAACTATTTCTTGACACTTCTTAAAAAAAGTGTCAAAGTGATATAAATTACTACAACAATGGATGTTCTAAATCAACCTGTATTGGTCCTAAACGCTAATTGGCAACCCATCACGCCAAAAAACGTCAAGGAGGCTTTCGTCGCTATGAACGGCGGACTCAAAGGCAATAACCCACCAGCTCTGGCTTTTGACCAAGAGTTTGTTGTAGATGCTGATGGAAATGTGGATTGGTCCACCGAAGTTTATTCTTGCCCTGTGAGTTGGGATGCTTGGGTGAATCTTCCAATTCGTTCATACGATTTGGTTGTTCACACGGGTAGTAAGTCAATTCGTGCTCCACGGATCCTTCTACAACCAAGCTATTCTAAGATGCCAATGATCACGCCAAAGCCGACCAAAGAGGCAATCCGCCGCCGTGACGGTGGCATCTGCCAATACTCAGGAGATTTGCTGACTTGGAAAGAAGGTAACATCGACCACGTAGTTCCTGTGGCCCAAGGTGGAAAAAGCACCTTCGAAAACATGGTGTGGTCTCGTGTGAAAATCAATTCTGAGAAGGCTGACAGAACTCCGCAACAGGCTGGTCTAAGACTGCTCCGAAAGCCAACGGCTCCGAAAGGAACGCCTTTGAGTGCTACGCAAACAGTTGCTCACCATCCAAGCTGGGTTAATTATATGGTCCACGTGACCGAAGTTAGAGGTCATAAGAATTAACTTGACCACGCAGAGGATGTTTGGTATGTTCAGACATCCTCTTTTTTATGCGATTTTCATTTCCATTTTTATTTATAAGTCTCCTACCGTTTCTACTATTGTTTGAAAACGCATGGGTAAACATCGGCGTTATTTTTGTAGTGATTATATACTTTCGTAATAGAGATGTCTCTTTGGCGGAAAAAATTTTAGAAGAAATCGATAAAAAGGTAAAGCCTGTGGCTGACCAAGTTTCTTATAATATCAAAGCGCTACACGCTCACGATAAAGATTTAAAATCAATGAATTCGGTAGTTAAAAAGGTGCGGGATAAACTGTCCGCTGGTTCTAAAAAGATACACCGTGTAGAACACTCTCAAACAGTCTCCAATAGTCGAAAGTACTCACCGGAAGCATGGGCAGAGCCGGAAGTAAAAATGAGACGTCCGCCGAAAGATAAGCCAGATACAAAATCATGACATTAAATTCAATCAATTACGATGAACGAGTATTTAAAAATACTGAGTTTTCATCCCTCGACAATGGAAAAAAGTTTTATACTGGCCGTCCACGCTCCGACTCTATTGGTTTAGAGTATACAAAAATTGCCACGACTAAGAATATCAATGGTGCTTGGGTAAATGCGAAGAATAGTCTTGGCCTTACCATTTTTGTTCCTTATGATAAGAAGGTAGTAATTTTAGAATCCAAATGAAAAAATATAATAAAATCAAAAAAATAATTACTGAACATTTCGGCTTAACTTCTCTCGAAGATTATAAGACTTGGTTGGAAAAGTGGATATCAAAAGAGTATATTCCGACGAAGAAGGATATAGCATTACTACATCCGGATAATATCAGCTGCCGGCCATAACGGATATCATTTATTTAAATCGTAACATGGCTAAAAAGAGAGTAGTTAAAGAAAAGAATAACATTGGACCAAAAGCCAAGGGTCTATTCGACCATATCAACCATATCAGAGAGGTACAGAGCCCAACGTATTTTGATAATTTATCGGAGTCTGATAAAAAAACATGGAGCACGTATATGATACTTCGAGCGCTCAGTATGGACACTCAAATTATAGAATCGGTCAATGAGATTCAAAAATATTGGGAACTCCCACCAAAATTATTTTATCATCTATGTACTGCGGTTACGCCTAAACGTAAAGCGTTTTTTCCATTCATCAAGGGAAAGAAAGAGGATAAGTATTCTAAAGAGCTGGTTGATTTGGTAGCAAATCATTTTCTGGAGAGTAGAAGGCACGTCACAGAGTATCTTGACATGATGACGGTAGAACAAATAAAGTCCATTGTTTCTTTGTACGGATACACCGAAAAAGAAATGAAAAAACTTATTTCAAATTGACAGAAAAGTAAACAGTTACTATTCTGTTGTGCATGGTAAAAAAAATAATTGGAATTTCTGGGGTAGCTAGGGCAGGAAAAGATACATTCGCTTCTATATTAATGAAGCAACTCACAAAAAAAAATAAATCTGTGGTTAAGTTTGCTTTAGCTGATGCACTCAAGGGCGACTGTGATGAGTTTTGTAAAAAATATTTTGGGTTCTCCGCCTATACTCAAATTACAGAAGAAAAGAATTTGATTAGACCTTTTCTCGTATGGTATGGAGATGCTCAGCGGAAAAGAACAAATGGAACTTACTGGATTAACATCGTCCAAGAAAAATTAGAAAAGATTGACACAGATTTCGCTATCATCACCGATATTCGCTACGCCCACTATCCCAAAGACGAAATTCAATGGGTTCATGAGTTGGGTGGTTTGGTTGTTCACGTGGCTCGTTTTAAAAACTCCAGTATGGAATCGGGTATTGAAAACAGACAGTTTGTTCAACCAGCCAATGACCATGAAACTGTAAATGATCCAAAAGTTAGAGCGCTAGCATCTTACTCTGTAGAGTGGGAACATATTAACAGTGAAGATTTGCTAAGGTCCGAATATTTATCAGAACACGTCTCTAAATTTGTTGAGATCACTGGACTGATTCAATGAGCGTCTTCCACTTCATCTTCATCGTCATCTTCATCGTCATCTTCATCTTCATCCGGCTGCCTAAAGTCCAAATTGTTAAAATCGTGGCGTGTTAGACCCATCTCTGAAGTTAGTGACATTATGTAAATACACATTTCATCTTTTGTGAAATTACATGTTTTTAATTTTTTAGAATGATCAATTGTCATCTTAACAATTTTTTCGTTGTAAGCCGTATCGTTATAAATGATGCCCGGAATAGGGTTGGCCTTATCATGCATGTTGCCCATGATTTTCATCTCTTCTTCAAGCATTGCATCAAACTCAGCGTCAGTCTTAGTTTTTCCTCGAACCTTTTCTTTTATTTTTTCAACAACCGATGTAGGAACTACCTTAGCAATAGAAAAGTTTTTCAAGATACCTTTTTTCTGCAGCATGTGACTGAATTGATTTGGGTTCATCGTTTAGCGTATAGCAGTGTGTTTATATCAGATACAATCCCCTTAAAAGATGTTGGTTTAGAATAAGTTGCCAAAACAATATTTTTTTCAATGTACTGTTGTAGTTTGTCTTTATAAGTATTAAGGTGTCCTGATATTACAATCGCGGGTGTTTTATTTTTATTTTCATCCAAATATTTGAGTAACGTGATTCCACTTTCATCCAACAATGTCAAGTCCAATAAAATAAGATCAATCCGATTCTTTTTCAATATACATTTGGCTGATTTAACTGAATCACACAGTATCACCACATGATTAAGCTCTACGAAAAAAATTTTAGCTAGAGCTGAAATATATTCATCATCTTCGACGTATAAAACGTTCACGATAAATTCCTTCTTTTATAGACTACGTAATAATGATTTCCGTCAACTAGTACTGTAAAAATTAAAAGATTGATTAAAATTTCTTTTCCACTCTTTGTATAGTTTGTGACAACACCTTGCCAATAATCATTTTTTTCAAGATTTTCTTTTAACTGGCGCACGACTTCTCCTTTAGAATTTTTACCGAAAAAAATCTCCACAGACTGACCCTTTAGCTCTTTCTCGGAATACCCCATGAGTTTACGGAGTGGCTTATTTGTGGTAAGTATGAATGGGTTCTTAGTATCATACGACACAACCATCGCGGGCGAGGTGCTCGCCTTTATACTCTTAATTAATTCCTTTTCAGTAATAACTTCGAGCCGTCCATTTTCTACATCGCACTCAACCTTACCCAAACACAGACGCTTAAGTTTTTCTCCCGCATCCTGTAAAAAGTTTTTCATTATTTTCTATCCAACAACGTAACCCGCTCGGCCAACTCAGCAACCTTAATATCCTTTTTCATTAAACTAATCTTAAGATCACTAATTTTTCTATCCTTTTCAACAACTTCAGCTCGTAAGTCGCTCATAGCAGCCTGCAAATCTATAATTTCTTTATCCTTGTCCTTCATTGCTAATCGTAGTTCTTCGATTGTGTGTCGAGCATCGGCCAACTCATTCCTAATTTCTGAACGAAACTGTTCGTTGGCACGAACTATTGAAGCAAATTCCCCCGTTTGAGCTCTTCGTTTTCCAACCAAGTAGCTGACTATGGCGGAAAGTAGAGCGGATGCTCCTCCAACGATAAGTGTTAAAAGTTCAAATGTCATATAATAATAAGTATAGTTAAATGTCGTCAAACCAGCTTCTTCTGTGTTGACATTTCGACTATTTTATGGTCTAATTGTCTAAATGGAAGATACATCTATAAATACACCCACAATAGCGCCGACTGTCGAAAAGAAAAATAAGTCGGTAAGTTTCAGTCAATACTCTATTTGGTTGAAATGTCCTCAACAGTGGAAGCTATCGTATATAGATAAACTTACAAAATTTGATGAAACCTTAAATACCGCTTTTGGTAAGGCTGTTCACACTTCGCTCCAGAAGTTCCTAGAAGTACTCTATGGACAAGGTGCAATCGAAGCAGAAGCGTTAGATTCAGTCGCATTGTTCAATACAGAGTATGATAAGGAAATTGCTATTGTGCGAGAAAAGGAGACAAAGGAAAAGACATCGGCTCGTGAAGTAGCAAATTTCGAAAAAGTTAAATACGTCGAAACACCTACCAAGTTTGAACCCGATGGCGTTGAAGAATTTAGAATCGATGGTAAGAATATCATGGAATACTTCGTGTCCCATTCGATTCGGACAAAACATTTTCCGTCGAAAAAATTTGAAGTGATTGGTGTCGAACTTCCTTTGAACATTCCTATTCGAAACGGGTTGATTACTTATAAAGGGTTTCTGGACATCGTTCTCCGTGAGAAAGGAACTGGAAAGATTCGTATTTTAGATTTTAAAACATCTACATTTGGTTGGAACAAATATCAGAAGGCTGACCGCACTAAGATTGACCAACTTCTTTTATATAAGAGATTTTACCATCAAGTCTATAAGACACCAATGACAGATATCGATGTTGAGTTTGTCGTTCTCAAACGAAAACTATATGAGGACGTGGCCTTTCCACAACAACGGATTCAACGAATTGCTCCGCCGGATGGTAAAATGAGCATGAAACAAGTCGAAACGTCTTTTTTGGAGTTCATCAATGAGTGCTTTGATGCATATGGTGAGTATAATAAAGACCATACATTTATGAAAAATCCTGGCAAAGCCAAGAAGAATTGTAAATATTGCGCTTTCGCAACCATGCTAACGCCAGATGGCAAGACAAAATACTGCGACGGTAAGGAAGGATAACCGCTATTAAGCGTGTGTTCCCTGAAAGCCTTGTGAATTATCGTAATCGGCTGGGATTTCTTTTACAAGTCTAGCTAGGCCTGTTTGATTGAGTATCTGTGCAATCTCTTCTCTACTTAGAGGTTCGCCCACATCTTCAAAACTTGTAAGCCAGACTGGTCCACGCTTGCCAATACCATATAGGGCGAGGAGGTTATTAGAAAAAGTTAGGCCACGAGAGTAATCAATCTCAAAACGATTGTACATGTCTTTTTGACCTTCGATGTCATCAATGGTATTTTGGACAGAATTTTCAGTTAATTTAAATTGATTACCGTCGATATTTTCGAATAATTTTCTCTTCATAAAATTTAATTTAGATTGTCACCATGACACGCTAACTATAAATATAGATTATTTCATATAAGAAACCTAAAATGGAAGAAATGTTGTAAAATTATGTGTATAATTGTATTAATGTAACGATTTATGTCGTAACGATATATTTATAAACGTGGGAAGAAAAAAATTATATAGGACGGTGGAAGAACTTCGAGAACAAACTCGAAAACGTGTGGCGAAATATCGAAAATTACACAACAAAAGAATCAACGTTGAAAGGATGGATAGATATTATGCCAGCAAAAATAACAACTGTTGAGTTCATCAAAAGGGCTGATAAAATTCATGAAGGAACTTATGATTATTCGGGTGTAAGGTGCACTGGTGGAAGGAAAAAAGTAAATATCAAATGTAAAAGACACGGTATTTTTTCCCAAACTGTCGAACGTCACCTCAGTGGAGCTGGGTGCAGATTTTGTAATGCCCATCAAAAAAAGACAACCGTTGAATTTATCGACAACTGCGTCAGCGTCCACGGAAGTAAATATGACTACACCAAGGTTCAATATCTCAGAGATAATAGTAAAGTTGAGATATTGTGTAAAATTCACGGATCATTTTTTCAATGTCCGAAAGATCATTTTAGGCTAGGTTGTGGGTGCCCCGAATGTAAACGTGATAAGATGAGATACACGACCGATGAGTTTATTGCAAAAGCGAAAAATCGACACGGAAACCGTTATGATTACTCTTTATCTGACTACACCGGCAACCAAGATAAAATTACCATAGTCTGTCAAATACATGGAAAGTTTAAACAAAAAGCCAAAGATCATTTGTTAGGTTGTGGGTGCCAAAAATGCAACAGAAAAATATCCAAAACAGAAATTCAATTTTTAGATATAATTGGCATTCCAGAAGAATGTCGTCAGTATCGAATCAGTGGAACCAAATATCAAGCCGACGGATATGACAAATCAACTAACACGGTGTGGGAGTTTTTAGGAGACCATTGGCACGGAAATCCAAAAATCAAAGATCCTAATAAACCAATATGTTTAAATAGTAATACCACATTTGGAGATTTGTATAAAAAAACTCTACAAAAATTTTCAAGATTGATAGATTTGGGTTACAATATTAACTACGTGTGGGAATTCGATTGGAAAATTTGGAAAAAGGATACTACAAAAATTTTAAAAATTTGTAAATATAAGAAGTAGAATAATCATAAATTCCACAATACATCTATATATATTGGGGTAAGTTAAACAATCAAAGTAGGAAAATTATGAAACTAAAAGGAATTCACCAAACCAGCTTTACTTCGGTGCATTTGTTCAAAGATAAGTATGACGCATTCAAACACCTATCAGTAGGTAACGGAATGTCACTTCAGAAATTAGTAAATCGGTGTGTGTATCTTTACACATCCGACGAAACATTTCGATATACGGTTGATAAGACGACTGATTTGCAGATCAGCGGATCATCATTCTAATTAACAATTGCACAAAACACCTTAACCTTATACTGGCCACATGGAACCAACTGAATTAACAACAATACCAATTGAGGGTTATATCCCACAAAAAGATCGTAAGAAAATCATTTTACTATGTGATGATTTGAGAATGCATTCTGGCATAGCTACGATGGCAAGAGAATTTGTCATGGGAACCTCTCACAAGTACAATTGGGTTCAAATCGCCGGTTCTGTTAATCATCCCGAAAAAGGAAAGATTATGAATTTGGATGAGTCTGTAAAGAAGGACACCGGCAATCCAGATCCTTATGTACGATTATATCCAGCGGACGGATATGGAAATGCTGATGTTTTGGGTCAGGTTATGGCTATGGAAAAACCAGACGCTCTATTACACTTCACCGACCCAAGATTCTGGGGTTGGCTGTACGCTATGGAGAGAGAACTACGCCAGACTATCCCAATTGGATTCTATTCCATCTGGGACGACCTACCATATCCAATGTATAATCGTTCGTTTTATATGAGCTGTGATTGGATAGGCTGTATTAGTAGACAAACAAAAAATATCGTTGAGAATGTACTTGGTCCCAAAGCGTTGAACAATCCAACAAGAGTCACATACGTTCCACATGGTATCAATCCTAAAACATTTTATCCATTTTCTACCGCTGAAGAGGCTGAGAAAATTGCTCAAATGAAAAAAGTTTTATTCCGAAAGGATTACAACTACGTTATTCTCTACAATAACAGGAACATTCGAAGAAAGCAAACATCTTCAATATTTTTGGCTTATCGAACATTCTGTGACTCACTAACTCCTCAGGAGGCTGCTAAATGTGTATTACTTCTCCACACTAATCCCGTGGAAGAGGCTGGCACAGATTTATTGTCTTGTAAAGAGGCTCTTTGCCCGCAGTATGATGTAATTTTTAGCTCTGGAAAAATGTCGCCAGCCGATATGAATACCGTGTATAACTTGGCGGATGTCACCATCAATTTATCAGACAATGAAGGATTTGGGCTTGGAACAGCCGAGAGTTTGATGGCAGGAACACCAATCATCGTTAGCGCTACGGGTGGACTACAGGATCAGTGTGGTTTCACAGATGGCGATGGTAATGTTGTAGAATTTTCTAATGAATGGGGGAGTAACCACGACGGAAAGTTGAAAAAACACGGTAAGTGGGTCACACCTATATATCCAGGAGCTCGTATGTTACAGGGTTCTATCCCAACACCATATATTTTTGCTGACTATTGTAAATGGGAAGATGCCGCCGAAGCAATGATGTACTGGTACACCATTGGCGCTGAAAAACGAGTTGAATATGGTGCACTCGGGCATGAATACGTTAATGGTTCTGGTGGATTGAATTCTAAAAACATGTGTTCAACAATGATTGAAGGGTTGGACAGTATGATGGCAAATTGGCTTGGGCGCGAAAAATTTAATATTCACCGACACGATGAATACGTCGGGCATACGATGCCAAATAACTCACTCGGTATTACTATACCAAAAATTGACAAGGAAAAGGTATTAGAGAAATTCAAATCATAAAATTATGGCAAAAGCACTAACAAGAGACGAAGCGAAAACAAAAATCTACGAGCTGGCTAAACGGCTCCGTGAAATCGAAAAAGAAAAACGTAGTACAATGGCCGACTTTAAGGATCGTATCAACGATGTTAAGTCTGAAATGGAAGCTATCATTGGTGAGCAAGAAGACCAAAATACCGCGGGAACTACACCTTGAAGTGTAAAATAATACAATAAAATACACTTTTGAACATTCTATCATATACTTATTGATATGACCACACTAGCCAAAAAAACTCTTCCGATAGCTTCGGCATCGTATGAGGTTATTAAGAAATATTGTAAGGACAATAATTTAAAAATATCTGGTTGGGCGGAGGTTGTATTACTAAAGGAGATAGAAAATGCGAAAAAAAGAACAAATTGAAAAATACTGTGCTGTCTGCGGCTCCGTCTTCTATGTTAGTAAGTATAGAGAAAAAACTGCTCGATACTGCTCCAGAAAATGTAGTAATGTAGATTCGGAAAGAAAAGCTGAGAGAATAAAAAATGCTAAAAATGGATTTTGTAAACACAATAAAGAAAATGGTCCTTGGAATAAAGGTTTTACAAAAGAAACTCATCCTCAATTGGCTTGTCCAGGAAATGGAAAAAACTTTGGAATTCCTTGGGCGAAAGGAAAATCAAAAAAGACCGATAAAAGGCTCGCCAAACTATCAATTAAGAATTCAAAAATCATCCAAGGTATGTATGACCGCGGAGAAATTGATTTGTCTAAACGCAAGACAGACTACAAGGCTCTTGGTCAGAAAGTTTCAAATACCATCTCAAAAATGCTCGCCAATGGAACTCTTAAAAATCAATTTCGTTTTAGAAAAGGGTGGTATACAAAATTGGATGGAACCAAAGAATTTTACGAAAGTTCTTATGAAAAAAAATACATGGAAATCATGGACTCTAAAGGTGTTGAATGGACTAAGAAACATGGAATTCGAATTCAATATCTCGACCCAACAACAAGAACCAATCGATATTATGTTCCCGACTTTCTCGTAAACGGAATTGAATTACATGAAGTAAAACCAAAAAAACAAACTACTCTTCCTAAAATTTTAGCAAAAACTAAAGCTGCGAAAAAATATTGTTTGACAAATAAAATGAAGTATAACATTATAACCGAAAAGAATTTAGACCTATGAATGTAGAAATAAAACCAACGTGTGTGTTACAAGGACCGATTCAAAGTCGAGCAGGTTATGGGGATCATTGTCGTCAAATTGCAATCGCCTTAATTAAGTGGGGAAAATTTGATGTTAAAATCAATCCTATGAAATGGGGTGGCTGCCCGAATTCCGCCTTAGACAGCGATGAAGATCCAAATAATGCGATCATTCGTTCTGCTCTTCTAACAGAAAACATTCGTCAAAAGCCCGAATTGTTTGTTCAAGTTTCTATCCCCAATGAATTTAAACCGGCTGGCCACTATAACATTGGTATCACTGCCGGAATTGAAACAACTGTCCCGCGGCTTGAGTGGTTGGAAGGTTTGAACCGCATGGATTTAAACATTGTACCATCGAAGTTTTCGAAAGATGTTTTCACCGCTGCTTCTTTTACCCGTACCCATCCTGACGGAAAGAGTGAAAGAATTGCTGTTAGTAAGCCAATTGAGGTCGCCTTCGAAGGTGTAAACACTGAAATATTCAAGAAAACTCAAAAACCTAATAAAGTTCTCGATGCCGCTATTGAAAAAATATCCGAAACATTTTGTTTTTTATGTGTCGGCCATTGGCTACAAGGTGAATTGGGCGCTGACCGTAAGGATATTGGAATGTTAGTTAAAATATTTTCTGAAGTATTTAAGAATAAGAAAAATGCTCCGGCGCTTATTCTTAAATCGTCCGGTGCAAATTTTTCCCAGATTGACAAAGATGATTTGTTGAAGAAGATTAACAAGGCTCGTCACGGACTTGAAGGAACTCTCCCCAACGTATATTTGATACACGGCGATTTGAGTCTTGAAGAAATGAACCGACTTTATAATCACCCAAAAGTAAAAGCACATGTAAGTTTTACCCATGGTGAGGGGTTTGGCAGACCTCTGCTAGAAGCGTCTTTAAGTGGAAAGCCCGTCATTGCAGCGGGATGGTCTGGGCAGCTAGATTTTCTTCCAAGCAATTTAGCCGTATTACTTCCGGGTGCACTTGGACCCGTACCTTCATCAGCTATCAATGAATGGATAATAAAAGAAGCTCAATGGTTTAATGTTAACTACAGTATTGCTGCTGGCCGCTTGGACGATGTATTTCAAAATTACATAAACTATATTCCAAACGCAGAAAAACTTCGAGCTGAAAACTCTGAAAAATTTACTCTAGAGGGTGGTAATAAAGTGTTGGTGGATATCATTTCAAAAAACCTACCAACCTTTGAACAGAAGGTTCAAATTGTACTACCAAAATTCAAAAAAATTGAAATTAAAAAACCAGAATGAAACTAAGCTTTCTGATAACAGTCCACAATGAGACAACCGATCTTAAAAAATTACTAGCTCAGATTGAAAATCACATCATCGTAAATGAAACCGATGATGAGGTTGTTATTTTGGATGATTCCTCAGACAATCCAGAAACACAAGAGATATTAAAAGCTGCCGGCGAAAATCCTTTCACGAAAGTAGTCCAGCACCCTTTACATGGTCATTTTGGAGAGCACAAAACCTATGGGTCGCGACAATGTTCGGGTGATTATATTGTTCAACTCGATGCAGACGAATATTTAGCGGACATTTTATTACTAAATCTATCAGCCCTCGTCGAAGCCAACTCAGCGGTAGAACTCTTTCGAGTTCCCCGAGTTAATATTGTTAGGGGGCTTGAAGAGGCTGATGCAAAAAGGTGGGGTTGGAGAGTAATTGGATTTGATGCGTTTCCCGATTTACCAATTATCAACTGGCCAGACTTTCAATCTCGCATTTATAAAAATAATGAGAATATCCGTTGGACGAAGGCATTACATGAAGTTATAATCGGAGCTAATATAGCAACCGATTTGCCGCTTGATGTTAACTTGGCTATCATCCACGATAAAACAATTGAACGGCAAAACGCACAAAACGAATTCTATAATAAGAATTGGTCAAGAGCAGCAAACATGGGAAATGGATAATATGATATTTACAAGTCATTCAAATATGGGAGATTTTTTATTCACTTGGGCGGTAGCGTCGTGGTACTATAAGAATCGAGGAGAGAAAATACACTGGGTGTTTCCAGAGGCAAACGGTGTTAACTGCCCTGTTGAAAGGGTTCTTCACTATAAGAAATTGGAAAATTTGCTAAGATACCAAGATTTCACAAAAGATGTTTCGTTCGTGAATCCGCCGTGGAGACCATTCTG